TACCACCCATATGCGGAGCCATAGAAAGACCACCCATAAACGGACTAGCATACGGATTAGCATACGGATTAGAATACATAGGAGGCATAGGAGGCATAGGATTAAAAAATGAAGAGGATTGATAAGAAGGTTGACGATTAACAGAATAATTTCTGCTTACTAAATCCTGCATACTTCTAGGCTCAGATGGCTGAGGATTCTGAATGGCCTGTTGCTCCTCTGGTGTCATTTCAGAAAATGGCTTACCGTGCTTTTTTAAAAATTGTTTTTCTGTTGAATTTACATTTCCGTAAACATCATGTGACATCATATCATTAGTGTGCATTGAACCGGGAGGTAAAATTTGAACTCCGCTAGATGGTTGATCCTTTTGAGCATTTATAATAAATTCAGATAAAGAATTTAAACCTGAATTGTTCGATGGCGGAGGGGGAGGTGAAATTATAGAGTTTCCACGAGGTATGGAAGTATTATAATTTAATAAACCACCAAGTCCTAAAAAATTCAGCATGAAATCACCTCTCAACTAAATCATATCAGGAACCTAGTGTTTAATCAACACACTCTAGCAAACCTTCTTTCATCATGCTCTGCGCAAGCCTGTCCCTGCTCGTGTAACAGTAAGTTCCCCTGTTCCACTCAACCATCTCACCCGCAAGCCTGCGCATGAATCTATGCTCCTCATCATCACCTAAATAATGAGACTTCTGAATATACGGCACAACCTCGCCCGGACCCTGCGCATGAAACTCAGACGTAGATCCGTATGTTAATCTATACTTCGGCATCAACCTTAATCCATCGGGGAAGCAAATCCGCTTCTGTTATATCTCTTGTAGCAAAACCAAGGTAAACGTTACCCTTGTAGCTGTTAAGCAAAAGATCAGAAGTGCTAGGACACCCCTCACAAGATAAACGAATTGTAATCTGATCATCAGAATAAAGTGTTTGGTATAAACCCTCTATGTGCATATTTGAAAAACCGCAGTGAGGACACTTGATGCTCTTATAGCCGTCATCACCCTCAAGCTCAACAGGCTTGCCAAATGGATAGCGATTACTTTCCGAAATATAATTCATAGCCTTCTCCTTATACTAGCATGTGGTACATTATGGGACAGTCTAGGGTACCTGTCAAGGGGATAGGGTACCTTGAAAGCCTCTAGGGTACCTTGAATTTTTTAAAAAATTTTTTTTGAGGTGAATGTTCGTGTGAAACTTAGTGTAGGTTTTTTGTCAAGACAAAAACAAAAAAGGGGTGATTATTATTTTAGGCCCGCCCGATTTGAACAATTGTAAGAATTGCATAGGGTACCTTAGAAAATAAAAAAGCCCGCGATAAAGCAGGCTTTCCGTTTGTAAGATATTTTATTTTAATTGCGGTATAATGCTTGCGTTCTATTTTGCCAATACTCAAAGTCTTCATCACAAATATTTGACCAAATGCTAGCGTTACCTATTCTATTTTCTGGCATTAATACGCTACCAGAATTTTCAACGGTTATTTCTGTTAACACTTCATAGCTAGTGTGATCCGTACCTTGCCCATATCTTGCGCCATTTGCTTGCATTGTGTTGGTCACTACCGCGCTATGTCCTACCCTATTTCGTATTTCACTAACGGCAGCTCTAACACGTTGTTCACTACATCCAGTAGCATCCATTATCTCGCGTGTTGTTGCGCCACCATTTCTCATAAGTGAATATTGAACACCTACCCTCGAACCATTACGAAATGGATTTTCTGGTGTAGTTTCAGTACTGGAAGCATTGCCAGTTTCAACGCGACTATTTCTAGACCAGTTAACTAGCGTTCTAATAAAACGTAACCAATAAACTATTTTTTCCATTTCAATAGTACCGCTATGCTGTCTAAATTCTACGGTACCATTGCGCCAAGTTTCAAAATTGATTGATGAAAACTTGCCGCGTGTTAATGATTTGACACTTTGGATTGTGGCATTGTTAGCGTCTAGACCTTCAAACGCGCTAATGCTTGTAGTGTAGCAATAACGGTTATTTGTTCGGCTACTAGGCAATAAACGGTTAATTGCAGTTTGTTGTCTTGAATAACGATAAAGAACATCAAACCAAACAACGGCGTCAATCGCATCACTTAACAAACCGTCCGTATAATAACGTCCTGTATTTTCTCTATGTTGGATACTTGAAGTTGACCAGTTACTAGCCGTTTGTCTTTCATCTAATGGATGAATTCCTACATGAACGTGTAGGCCACAATATGAATTAATTCTGCAATCCAGTCTTTTTAATAATCTTAAAACGCTATTGAGATATTCCATTGATACTTGGCAAGTTGAACCGTCTAGATTGAAATAACATAATGGCGGCAATACTATTTCTGCATCAACGCTAGGCGTTCCATCATGCACAACAGTGCAGCCTTTTATTCCTGCATTTTCAAATGCTGTTTTTATAACAGATATTGAAACACCTGCTATTTCTATTTCTATTCCTTGTGATATTAAATCAGTCATAACTTAAACCTCTATTATATGTTCAATTTGGTAAGTTGAATTTTCAATAGTAATTCGAAAACATACATCAGTACCGCGTTCACGAATTTGCGAAATAACTGAACGAATAAATGACTGGCTACGTCCAGTCTCATTTACTAGCTGTTCCATTGTTGCGCCTTGTGTAAGCATTGTGTAAATTTTTGTTCTTGTGTAAGTCATAATTTTTCCTCATTTTTTTTACTAAACTATACCTATTAAGATAATATTTTTTATCTTAAATTCAAGTAAATAGTGGGATTTTGTGGGATTATTTTTAATTAATTTTGACGGCAAATTTTGGGGCCAAAATTTAAAAATGTACAATTGTTCGGGTTATTTTTAAATTTTCAAATTTTTAAATTTTTTTGAATTAAAAAAAAGAGAATATATAAAGGGGGCAAAAAAAAGACAGTCAGAAATCCCCGATTCCCGACTGCCCGATGCCCGATGCCCGATGCCCGATGCCCGATTAATTGGTTAAGGCTTCATCAATCTTCACACTTGCTAGATTCCAAGTCATGCCCATGATAGTATAAGCCATGACCTTATCCGTTCCGTTTAGTCTCTCGATGTACGCGTGAAGGTCATCAACGCTATTTGGTGTGTTGAATAAATCAGATTTCTTTAATGGGTTCTCCATTATGCCACCTCCACAAATTCAATATTGCTTGAACCTTTAGCAAGCACTGCTCTCTTGATACACACATCATCAACGAAGAAGCGGTATTCTCTGTCGCCGTTGTCGTGCAACCTATGAGTTGTTTTATGGCTTACGAAGTCGTGGCTGTTCTTTGCACTCGTCCCTACTACAACGTCAACCTGACCATCAGCCTTTACGCCGTAGCTTTTGCTGCTGCCGTAAATACAAGCGGTAACTTTATTCCAAATTGGGTAACTTCTAGACATTTTATATTCCTTTTCTGTTTTAATAATCCCATACTATCCCACAACAAAAACGGTGTCAACACAAAAAGATAATTTTTTTTATCTTCTTCGCCAGCGGGTGCTGGAACTGCTGCAGCTCAAATAAAGCGAACAATTGTTCGCGCCTTCGACAAAAAAATGCTGGGCAGATTGCCCAGCAGAAAAAATTAATTGTAATAAATCCCGTGGTCATCCCTAATGGTTAACCGTCTACCAGTCCTCCCATTTTCAGCTCCAGTAAATTTATTGTATTCAATCAACGGATCAATTCCTTTTACTTTATGATCGTAAATAAGAGATAAAAATTGCATTTCATTTAATTCGTCCGCCTGCTCCCCTTCATTTTCATTTGGGTAATACTCTACAAAATATTCTAAATCACTCATAATTCTTCTCCTCGTTACTAAACTATACTCCCATACTATCCCATACTATAGAGAATGTCAACCCCCAAGATAATTTTTTTTATATTCCTGTACGCCGGGCTGAACACCGGGCGGAAGCCACCGGGCACTGCCGAGCTGCCGGGGGCTCTTCGAACAATTGTTCGGGTTGTCATCCCCGGCGCTGCCGGGCACGGGATTCCGCCGGGCGGGAGGAGATACTGCCGGGGAAGACCCGGGGAGCAGGTAATGAATTACCGGGGGTGTCCCGATGCCAGCCCGCTGCAGCGCCCCAATCCCGAACAATTGTTCCCGATTCCCGCTGGGAAAGTCCCGATCCCGAAAGCAGATGTTTCTTCGCCGAGTTCGAGTTGCACACCCAGCAGCCCGATGGTATAATAACCCGAACAATTCTTCGGCTTAACCCCGAAGTCCGAGCTGGTGATGACAAAGCCCGATCCCGACCCTGAAACATCCCGAACATTTTTCCGCTGGGGAACGCCCGACCGCCCCCTCTAGGAAATTCCTCTATTCTGCTGGGTTCTCGCTATCCGCTGCTACTGGGATTTGTTCGGCTTCTATGGGATTTTCTGCTGGTGTAACGTCAATCATACGATTTTTAGCACGATCCATAAATTCTTCTAGTTGTTCTACGATTTGGTCACGGGTTAGGCTATCTATGTTTTCGTGCGTTACATGGCTACGGGCAACCATTAATCCTGTTACCTTGAGCCTGAGTTCTTCGGCTTTAATTGCTGCTGAAAAGTTTCCTGCTTGCCATGCTTCATCTCTGAGCAGTTGCATATCCCGAACAGATTTGGTCACAGAGACACCGTACTTGCTTTCTAGCTCCTGTCTCATTTCTTCGAGGCGTTCTTTTACCGTGGGGTTATTAAGAAGCTGCACAGCCCTGACGTTAGCATTCGAATACCCTGCTTCTCTTGCTGCTGCGGTTTGTGTCATATCCCCGTGAAGATAGTTTTTGAGAAACTGCTGCTGTTTTGGATTGAGCCTTCTATTCCCATGTATCTTATCTTCTTTTATTCCTACCTTCGGCATACCAGCTCCTACCCGAACAATTTTACGACTTATGACCCGACCCCATTCTACTAAAAACGCTACGATGGTCAAGTGCTACAATTGGCACATTTTCCCATAACGCAAGTTCGAGGCTGCGCAACATTTACGCAATAGGGGGGGATTGTATATACCCCCCCTTATAGGGGGGTAGGCAATTTTGCCTAAATAAACTATTGATTTTATTACATTTTTTAAGCAAAATTAACTTATTTTGCCCGTTTTGCCTAAACACTTTAAGCTATTGATTTTATTATATAATCTGCGCAAACGCAAAATGGGCAAGACGTTTTGCCTAAACTAATCTTGCCTAAAAAACATAATTTTTTTTATTGACATATATATTATAGTATGGGATAAACACCATATATTTAGTCTAGTAAAGAAAAGGAAATAGATATGTATTATATGGCATATGGAATGAATACTAATAGGGAGGCTATGGCGCATCGTTGCCCCAAGGCCAAACCAATGGGTGGGTTTTACTTACCTAATTACCGTTTAATCTTTCGTGGCGTGGCTGACTTTCGTGCTGATGCTGATGCTATCTTGCCAGTTGTATTGTGGGAGATCACAGAGGACTGCTTGAGATCGTTAGATGCGTTGGAGGGTTATCCACATTTATATGACCGCAGGAAGGTTAACGGTGATTGGATTACTTATGACATGAATGGTAACAAGAGCAGTTTGAGCGTACCGTCTGGTGGTTACTATCACATGATTGAGCAGGGTTATAAAGATTTTGGCCTTGATGATTATTACTTGAGGTCTGCGTTACGCGATGCTGATCTTGTTGATGTAGGAGTTACGGCAAATGGTTAAAGTTTATTTTGATTACGGTTCAGCGAAAGATTTAGTTGCAACCTTTACATCTGAAGAAACGTACATGATTTGCTTACCTGCCTTAGAAATGTACGCAAAACAGATTGGTGCTGAAGTAGTGGAGAGTGTAGTCGATGGATGAAGATGAATTTATTGATTTGTTAAAGGAGTTCGTAAAGGACAAGCCTGTTGAGTTTTATCAACACGCTGACTTAATGAATGATGGTCAAATTTGGATTAGCTTTGAATTGGAGAGTAACGATGAGTAAACTTATTCGGCTTTTGGAGCAGATGGATGCTGACTTTGAAGATCGTTGGATTGCTGTTATTGCTATCTTAATGGTTGGCGGTTGGATTTTGGGAGTTCACTTCGAATGGTTTTAGATCCTGACATAACCCGAATAACTTGACCCTCGCATTCGTGCGGGGGTTTTTTTGTGCCCAGCGAATAAACCGAACAATTCATCGTGTTATTTTGTGCTGCAGGTTTAATGGTTGCACTCTAGGCTAAGAGGCCAAAATCTTCAAACCTTGCACTATAAGAGAGCAGTCATTTCAAACCCTGTGCTATAAGGGTGAAGCCAAAACATTGCACTATAGATAGGTCAAAAGGTTGCCCTATAAGTAGAACGGCATTTTCAAATATTGCCCTATAGATAACAACCGAAAATTTCAAAGGTTGCGCTCTAGTGGAGAGAAGCCTTTTTCTCTCTTTTTTTAACCCAAACATGAAAGGACTAATATGTCTTATACAATTATAAAAGGGCTGTCTTTGCCCGAACCCAAGAAGCGTTTTGCCAAAGGTAGTAAATTTGATGCTGTGCTGTCTAGTTTTGACGTTGGCGATTGCGTTAAGTTTAAAGGCAAAGGTGAAGCCTCTTATTTCTTGAAGAAAGCACAAGACCAAGGAATGAAAGGAGCCATGCGCACTATTGATGGTTACTATTACATTTGGAGGACTGCTTAATGCCCCCATAGTTATTTTTTACTTGCATCCCATAGCTTCCCATGCTAGTAGTTTAGACATAGTAAGTTAACCGCTTGTTACTTACTACCTCAAAATACTAGACTATACCCTCGATGCTTTTATTTCTGTTTTTGCATCGGGGGTTTTTTTACATAAAAAATTTATATTTCCTCTTGACCCGACAACATAAATATTTTATATGTTATGGTATGTTTAGATATTGGAGG